TCATAATTAAATGAATGTGCTGGAGGTATTCTATCGTTTTCGGTCATAATGTTTGTGTTCCTGTGGTAGTATTAGACTTGAGCTTAGATACCAATAATTCAGGAATTGTTTCAAGTACAATCACAGAATTTAAACCATAAAAATTCAAGAAATTATTTTTTGCATTTTCTAAATCATTTTTAGCCGTATTTAAATCTTGTGTGTTATCAAAATATGTCACACTGATTGGATCGAATACACGATAAATTGTATTGGCCTCAGGAACTTCATTATCTAAATCATGTGTAGTTGATGACCACCAGATAACATTGTCGATTTCTGTGCCTCTTTTTATACTAATAGTGTTGCCTCTTTCTTTATACCAAGACGACTGTGCATATTGTAATATATTATTAGCATCTGTTGCCGTGCCAATAATAAATTTATTAACGTTTTGATTGAAACCTTCAACATATCCATACGAAATTGCTGTATTAATTGTTGATTGATCGGGACAAACCCAAACAATATTACTATTTGCTCTATCTAATATTTGATATATCATTTATATCTACCTTTATGAATTATTAGGATGAACCAAATACGGCTCCAGTACCGGATATTGTATATGATGATGCGGAATTAATTGCAGACCCTCCTATACCTCCGGTATAAGATGATGTATTCCCGCCAGACGCTCCATAACCTCCACCGCCACCACCTGCATTAGTAGTAACTGATGCTCCAGCAAAATAACTTGCGCCTCCGTTTCCGCCTCCTGAACTATACACTACACATGCTCCGCCACCGCCACCAGCGCCTCCGCCTTGAGCTGATGTCCTAAATACAGCTCCAGCCCCACCAGCTCCTGGAAAAACATATCCGCCACCACCCCCCGAAGATAAACTAACACAACATCCGGAATTTAGAGTTGTACCATTACCTCCTGAGGATCTAAGGGCGCCACCGCAACCAGGTGTAACAAAAGAACCAAAATAACTTGATCCTCCTCCTTTACCTCCTCCTGCACCTCCGCCTCCACCAAAAGCGTAAGATCCCGTAAAGTTTCCGGCGCCACCTCCTCCACCACCAGCAATATACC